ATGATTAATGCTTATCGTGAATTTTGGACAAAAATGTTTTCTTGGCATGCAACGGCAACAAGGACACAGTACTGGGTACCGTTAATTGTCAATTATTTTTTGGGTGGAATATTAGTTAGCATCTTGGAAAATATGCAAGGTCATTCAATTGAAGATATCTACACTGTTGGTGACTTGTCTACTAATTTGACAACAAGAATCGTCATGATAATTGTGTGGATTGCTACTTTTACTTTGAAAGCACGCCGTCTGCACGATACAAATCGAAGTGCTGGTTGGATATTTATTGATCTGATTCCGATTATCGGAAATATTTGGTTCTTTATTTTAATGATTTTACCAACGACACCGGAATCACGCTGGACTTTGAATCAAAGTAACGTGAATTAGTAATAATTTGTGAAATAAAAAAACACCTAGATTATTTTCTAGATGTTTTTTTATTTAAACCAAAATTAGCATTGGCATAATCATTGGTTTGCGAGCTGTTTCTTTGAATAAGATTTAGGGGTACTGGTACATAAGGTTTTTAGATACCCTTGTAGTAAAACTGTAGTAAATATCGAAAATTATAGTGAATTAAGAAGCGTGATGGTGTGTGAAATTTCCTTATTTCGCTTCACTTGTAAGAGGTGTAAATACGTCTTTTGAGTGATAGAAATATCTTTGTGCCCCAATCTTTCACTTATATATTCTACAGCAACGCCCTGAGAAATTAACATAGAAGCGTGGCTGTGTCTTAGTCCGTGGAAAGTAATCCTTTTGGGGATGTCTAATCGTGTTAATATTCTTTGCAATTCACGATTAACACTGGATTGCTGACGATCAAATAATCTTTCATTGTTGTCTTTGGATAATGTAAGTAAGTAATCTGTTAACCATTCTGGAACGTCTACAGTTCTGATTGAACTAGGAGTTTTAGGCTCTTTTACAATATTCAAACGTTCTTCATAGGACTTGCTGATATTGATTGTTCTATTACCGATGTCATTAGGAGTAAGGGCTAATACTTCTCCCAATCGAGCACCTGATAAAGAAGCTACTAACATAATATCATGAGTTGGCTCATGGTTTTCTTTTAGATATTCTATAAAACATTTAAAGTCAGTATATTCTAAGAACTTTAGTGAGCTATCTTTGGCATTAGTACCATGCGGTTTTGCTCTTTCAAAAGGATTGACCCTTATTATTCCATCAGCTACGGCATCCTTTAATATGCCACTTAAATGTCCTTTGACTTTTTGGCTAGTAGCAAGAGAATGAGAGAGCCCATATTCGTTTAAAAATTTTTGGGCATCATGACGGGTTACTTGATCTAATGATGTATTTTCAAAGTATTCGCTAACAGCTTTCAAAGTCATTTCATAACCAACATGAGTTGAACGTGACACGTCTGTTTTATATGTATCAATCCAGTCACTTATATAGGAAGAAAGGAGTTGTGACGGTTTAAAATCAATGTCACCATCAATCTTAGATCCTTCCGTTTTTATAGCCCATTGATTTGCTTCGGTTTTTGTTTTGAAACCTGATTTAGTTTTCTTTTTATATCCGCCTTGATAAGGGACGGATACACTAACGGTAAATGTTTTACCTCTTTTATATATTGAAGCCATACAAAAATCTCCCTTAAAAAGAGGGCTTATATCTGTTATAATCTAATAGAACGCCCCGTGCGTTTGTAGTATACTTTTAGCACACCCAGTGAACTTTTGCAGGTTGGGGTGTGCTTTTTTATGTACGCCCATAAGGGCATTGACTAGTTATCATTCAGGTGTTGAATAGCGTAATTTGCTTCATCTTGTGTGAATTTCTCACCAGCTTCGGAAGTAAGTTGATCTCGAATAGCTCCAGCAGACATGCTCATTTCTGATTGGTATTGCTTTGCTTTTTCTAAGGCGTTTTTGTTCCAATCAGCTTTCACATTATCAACCGCGTATTGCGCAGCGTCTGCCGGAAATTGTTCTCCGGCATCAGATGTGAGTTGGTCATATATGCCAGCTTTTGACATGCTCATCATATTAGCATATTGCGTAGCCTTTGTAAGAGCTGATGTAAATTCAGCTGAAACTTTTGGCTTTTCAGAACTCGAAGAACTTACTGTCTCCTCGCTCGACGAACTTTCATCGTCGGTTGCTTTGGTTGATTGTGTTGAATTAGATGATTTTGATGAACTTTTATCAGAACCACCGTTCATGGCACTTGAAAAAATTGCTATAACTACTATCGCAAGAATCCAGAACCATACACGTTTGTAAATTGGTTTCTTTTGCACGTAGGTTTTCCCATCGTCTCCAACGATTTTCTTACTCATATCTCAATATCTCCTAAAGCTTTTTAATGTGGACGCTCGGCACATAAACTCATTCTACAACACTAAGAGATTTAAATGTTTCATTTGCATAATTTTCCAGCCAGGAGGGCACATGGTAATATTCCATAAAACCATTAACAGTAGTTGGCATTTCAATAGACATTAACATCTTTATAGCGTTTCTGTGGGCAAGCAATTCTTCACCGCGTTTACCGTATTCGCTGAATTGATATACAGCTTGCGCTTCGTGATCTCCATACAATATATGACTTAATTCGTGAGAAAGTCGATAACAATAATCAACCCCAATATCAAAATTATCATTCATTATGATGGCACGGCTTTTCACTAGTGCTGTATCGGGTACGTGAGATAGTAAATTATCAGCCAGTATAACAATTACGTTGTTTTTTCGAGCTATTGATTCAACATTTCGAACTATTTCAGGATATAGTTGCTCACTGTAATTGTAAAATTCTGTCATTTATTCTCCTTTTCACGTAAGGAAATTATATAGCGAGCATAATCGCGCAACTTTTCTTTTTCAGATTCTTCAATTTCCATACCGTCAAAAGCTAGTATTGTTTCATCGTCTAAAATATCTACTTTTTTCTTTTGGCTTAAGCTTGTATCTTCATCAATCCCCAACAAATACTCTGTTGAAACACTAAGGGTATCAGCTATTGCTTTAATAGCGGGGCCACTTGGTTCAACGCCTTGATTATATCTGTATATTGCATTTTCACTCAACCCAGAAGCAATAGCTACTTGTTTCAGATTCATACCTCTAGTTTTTGAAACTTTTTTTATTCTTTCAAACGTTGTCATATCAGCATCCTTTGATAATAACGAAAATAAAATTACACAAAAACACACAAATGTATTGCATTAAATAACACTATGTGTAATAATAAGTTCATCAAGTAATTGAGCAACAAAAAACAAACACTTGTAAATCTAACTTGGCGGTCTGATTACTAGGTGGTAAGTAATTTGTGGCTTATTTCGTATGCACTTATTTTACACATTGTGTAAATAATTGTCAATAACTTGATGAATAAATTACACAGGAGGTTACAAATGACAGAACTAGAAAGTGCTTCATCCAAGGTGAAAATAAAGTTCAAAGTATCTTTATTGGAACGGGGTATGAAGCAAGTCGAACTAGCAGAATTACTTGGTGTATCGCCAGCGCAAGTTAGTAGAGCGTTGGCGGGAAATTCAACACCAAAGGATATTGAAATTCAAAAACGTGCAGCGAAAATTCTCGGACTTAAAGACATTTAGAAAGGAAGTAAGAAACATGGAGTATAACGCAGGCAAAACAAAAACAGCCCAATTAATTGAGAGCGAAGATGTCGCTAATATAAAAATACGACTTAAATACGCTTCAAAAGAAATTGAACTGCCTAGTGATTACACAGTAATTATTGTACCGAAGTATCAATGAGATAGTATTCAAAAGCTTGAATTGCAACAGTTAGAACTCTTCCAGATAAGTTAGAAGGCAATTCATCAACAGATGTAACTTTGTTGAAAGTATCAATAGCATTTTCACTGATCATGTCATTTGCTAAATCACCTATTGGTCTATCAACATCTTTAAATTCAGCTAACCAATCTCCAAATTTTATCATTGTGTTTCTCCTTTCATGTCATTAACTAAAGGATAGCACAAAACAAACATTAGAAAGGAAGTGATCGGATGGTAACGCAGCTACTTGCAAAACTAGATGAAATCATAAAGTTTTTCCACAAGAGTCAATTACCAGAAATCATGGATAAAACAGAGTTGGCTCAGTTTCTAGGAGTTGGCATCAACAACGTTAATAAATATATCTATTCAGATGGATTTCCTTATATCGAACAACCAAATATGAAAGATGGTTATCCAAAAAAGGCAGTTCAGGAATGGATAGATTCACACACAAAATTTTACGGAAGGTAAACAACATGGAAGAAATTATCAAGATTGATACAACTCAATCGGGAGAACAGTTTGTTAATGCGCGAGACTTGCACAAGGCGTTGGAAGTAAAAACTCAATTCAACAAATGGATTGAACGAATGATTGAATATGGATTTGTAGATGGTACGGACTTTTGGTCTTTTTTGTCCAAAACCCCAAAAGGCGGTCGCCCAAGCATTGAATACAATCTAACAATTAGCACAGCAAAAGAAATTGCAATGTTACAACGTAACGAAAAGGGTAAACAAGTGCGTAATTACTTTATCCAAGTCGAGGAGCGTTACAAGGAATTAGCAAGTGATCCATCTTATCAAATGGCATTGGGTTTGAAAGCTTCACAGCAACTACTTGAATACAAAGACAAAATCATTGCTGAAATGAAACCCAAAGCATTGTTCGCTGATGCAGTGAGCGCAAGTCAAACCAGTATCTTGGTTGGCGAACTAGCTAAGTTGTTGAAACAGAACGGCGTTGATACAGGCGCTAATCGATTGTTTACCTGGTTGCGTGAGAATGGCTATCTAATTCGCCGTAAGGGAACAGACTACAACATGCCAACTCAAAAGAGTATGGAAATGGGATTGTTCGAAATCAAGGAGCATAACCATATCAACTCAAATGGGGTAAACGTAACAACTAAAACACCAAAGGTAACTGGTAAGGGGCAGCAATACTTCATTAACAAGTTTTTGCAAGCAGCATAAGGAGGAAAAACATGTGGTTCTTACAAGTAATAGCAGTAGCGATCGTGCTTGTATTCGTTTTCGTAGGTGGCATGATACAAGGCGAGTCACAAGAACGTGAACATCAACGTAATAAGCACCGTTTGGAACGTATGGGTGGCTTAGATGGTAGCAACAAGTACATGCGGGTTAAATAAGGAGAATAGCAATGGAGCAATTAATTCAATTATTACAAGGTTTGTTGGACGGTGAATTTGAGTTAAATGAATATACGCGATCAAACAAAGAAAATGATGACGGAACAGTCACAATGAACTTTGGGTTTGATGTCATACAAAAAGCCCCACGTGATGAGTGAGGCAGTTTGTTAAAATCTTGTCAGACTTAACAGATTATCTGTGGTTGTTTGATTAGGCTTTGTTCTAATGTAAGATGAACGGCCTTGGAAGGGAACCGCTTCAACATAAGTTTGATTTCCGTTCCGGTCGGTGAAGTAATACTCATGGTATGAGTTTATATAGTTGACCACGTCACGAACTGTTTGAACGTTTCCTGTTGAAAGCTTTACTTCTGTAATGCGATCTTCTGTTGTCCCGTACGGATTGCCTAACCTAACTTGAACGATCTCGTATACCATTATAATTCTCCTTCTGCATCCTTTTTGGATAATTGGACGCTCTCAAATTTGCAACCGTCAAAATCGACTTGAACGCTTGTAATTACATTGTATTGCTTATAGACAATAAAACAAGGACGGAAAATGACCTTGAAAATTAATGAAAAAATAGATGAAAAACTAAATAGCATCAACAAAACCTGGTATTGGTTATCTAAGAAATCCGGTATTTCGCTAGGAACTTTATACCCAATCAAATCAGGTGCCAGAACACAAATAACATTTTCCACAATGGAAAAGATAGCTGATGCACTAGATGTCAGCTTAGATGAATTCAGAACAAATAAATAAGCGCCTAACTGCTGGAACAGTTAAAGCGCTAGATATAAATTATTTGAAAGAAATTTATATCTCGATTATAGCAAGAAACGAGGTAAATGCAAATGGTACAAGATGCGTTAGCTTTTTATCAGCCAGATATTGAAAGTTCAGCATGGCGAAAAAAGCAGAGCAGAATTGAATACTTATGCAAAGAACGTGATGCAGCATTGGACGAAATTCAAGGTTGCCAAGATTACGTAGAAGAACTCGAACAAGAATTAACACAGTTAGAATCAGGAGATTAATTATGGCAAACGAAGTGGCACAAGTTCAAAAAATTATTAACAGTGACAAGATGCAAAAGCATTTCGAAGAAATACTGCAGGACAACGCAGCTGGTTTCTTAAGCGGATTATCAACAGTAGTGGCATTGAACCCAGACTTAGCAAAAACAAACATGAATGATCTAACAAACGCTGCAATGCGAGCAGCCATTCTTGATTTGTCCGTCTTACCAGACCTTGGTGAAGCCTACGTCATTCCATATGGAAAGCGAGCAAAGGTAGATGGCAAGTGGGTAACCAAGGATGTTAAAGCCCAATTTCAGCTAGGATATCGAGGAATTATCAAGCTTGTACAGAATACTGGCCGTGTTGGTCGTTTGGGTGGAAGTGTTGTTTATGAAGCGAACAAGCCACATTACAACTATGTATTTGATGAATTCACAATGGAAAATGAAAACTATGATCCATACGTAGACGGTGAAAGTCCAGTAGCCGGTTACTTGGCATTTTATTACTTAGATGGTGAACGAATTGTCAAGTATTGGCCAATCCAACGAGTGATTAATCATGCTATGAAATTCAGTCAAACTTATAAGGGTCCAGACCATAAAGATCGTTACGGTAAAACACCACAGACACCATGGTACACAGACTTTGATGCAATGGCGATTAAAACTGTGATGAAAGACTTGCTTAAGTTTGCTCCCAAGACTACTAAGGTTGCGCAAGCTATTGCAGAAGACGACAAGAACGAACGCGAAGCACGTGATGTTACTCCGGAAACAGAAGAAATCACTCCTGAAGAGCAAAACGTTGAACCAGAAATTATTGATAATCAACCAGAAGAAAAAAGCGATAATCCGTTTTCAGGAGTTGATACAGGTGATGCGCCTAATCCTTTTGCTGAAAAGAATGAGACTTCGGAGGACGTGAAATGAGTGAGCCAAAAACAGTAATGCCATTGATTAGTTTTGAAAACGGTGTGGCACAAAACTGGAACGATTTACGAGCAACATTGAACGGTGTCGAAGTGACCGCCATTAGTAGCAAGGTAGATGCTCAAAGTATGGCTGCTTTGAAGAAAGACATGAAGCAAGTATCTGACTTAATCAAGAAATCAGTGAAGCAAAATGTTAAGGAATATGAACAAGAATTAACTGAGCGCAATGGCGGTTTATTCGCCGTTAAAGATACTGCTGATTCAATTATTGAGGATATCACGGAAGAACAAAATACGTGGAATGTTGGTCGTCTAAAGCAATTACAACCAGTGTTGCAAAAAGAAATTGATGAACGTAATGAATCGTATCAACTTAAAACACCACTGACCATTAAGGCAGATTGGTTGAAGATTAGCAATTTCACTGCTACCGGTAAACCAACTGGAGCGCTAACGAAGTTATTGAATCTAGAGTTTGTTCAGGCAAAAGCATTGGAATCTGAACCGCCTAAGTTAACGGAAGTTCAGGAAGTAAAAAAAGCAATTAAATATGAGTTCTCGAAAGTTTGGGACGATATCCAAGATGACGATATTTACACCGGTAAAGATTTCAAAAAAATGCTTTCTGAAATTGCCAAACAATTAAATTAAAGTCGTTATGACCCGATCATCGTCACTAAACTGATTAACCCAGTGAAAAGAGTTTAAGTCGCTCAATTCGTTGATGTTCATTCGTATGATGGCGATGTGGCGTAACCACACAAAAGGGTGTGAAGCCCAAAGGAGGTAACAGTGGCAGATAGAAAAAAGCGATATTTTTGGTTACAACTTAAAGAAGATTTCTTCGATGATGACACTATGTCTTTTATTGAGGAACAACCAAATGGAATTGAATATTCACTAATTTATTTAAAAATGTGTTTAAAGTCTTTGAAATTAGACGGATTTCTACACAGAGTTGTAGGAAACACAGTAATTCCTTATGACATACCAACATTAGCAAAGCTAGTTCATTCAAACGTGGATACCGTCAGGGTGGCTATGAAGATGTTTGAAGAAATTGGATTAGTTAACGTTTTAGACGGTGGCGAAATTTATATGAGCCAAATCGAAGAAATGATTGGTTCAGAAACAGAGGCTGCTAAACAAAAGCGATTAGAACGGGCTAGAAAAGAAATTGCGACATTGTCGCATGATGGTCGCAAAAAGGTCGCACAGAGTAAGAGTAAGAGTTTAGAGATAGATACAGAGAAAGAGTTAGATGTTGTTGACGACGAACAAAAAATAAACGACGACGACAAATCAAAAGCTTACTCAGCTCTGGTCAATATTCTCGAGCAAAACGGATTTGGAACGATTGGCGGATTAGTATCAACTGACATCAACAAAGAGTTAGATGATTTTGCTGAAGCTAATAATGGCAATTACCGTGAAGCATACAGCGTTATCTTACAGGCTATCAAGATATCTGTTGGCAATGGTGTATGTAAGTTTAAGTATTTGTGGAATGTAACCAGAGACTGGTACCAGAGAAAATTGTTTACTTTGAAAGATATTGAGGCATCTGAAAAGAAACGTGATGATGAAAAATCTAAAAGTAAGCAACATAGCTACAATGGCAGACCACAACGAGTTGAGCCACAGATGATAACAAAACCAGTAGCTGAGTCGAGTGTTGGTGTGTCAGATGTCGCCAAAGAGCTTGCTGAGTTGAAAGAAATGGGAATACAAACGAAGTTGAAGGAGTGAAAAAATGAGTGAAGTATTTGGATATAAAACTAAACACGTGTATTTTCACGGTACAAAACCTGATTGCATGAAATATATTAATGGCTTGAAGAAAATTGTTAGAAGTCCAAAGACGAAAAAGGAATCAGAAGTATTTGGGTTTGATGAACCGTTATTGGTTCGTAAGGTAGTTGACGAATAGTGACTGAATTATTTGGACAAGTAAATAAGCTAGATCCAAACAAAGGGTTGGTCACATTGCGAATGAGTGACGATGATTTGCGCACATTACAGAAGTATCACGCAACTAATCAGCAACAAGTTCTGTCAGTGATAGCTAGTGATGATAATGAGCCGACACCAAAACAGCGTAGATTTGCGTTTGCAATATTAAAAGATATTTGGAATTCACAGGTAGGTGGCGTTTGGCTAGAAACAAAAGAGACTATGCGTGAACACTTTTACACTATGTACGAATATTACTACGGTATGGAATACGGTGAATTTAGTTTGAGTGATGACAAGGGTAAAAAGAGCAACACAAACGAGTTCATCAACATGTTATTAGATTATGCAGTTTTGCATAATATCGGTTTGAGTGTGAAACCTTTGAACGAACTAGAAACACAGGAAATAGCGCACTGGGAATATCAGTGTCTGATGAACAAGTGTTGCGTGATATGTGGCAAGAGACCTAGTGACCTGCACCATTTAGACACGATTGGTCAAGGTGTAGACAGGCGCAAGACTAACCATTTGAAACTCAGAGCCGTGCAATTATGTCGTATCCACCATCAGGAGGCGCACTCCTTAGGAATTGAGACATTCTTACAGAAATACCACCTGACAGGCATCAAGATAGATGAGCGCATAGCAGAGGTTCATAGATTAAATACCAGATAGACAATAACAAGCGTTTTAAGGCGTTAAACGCTGTTTATGTACAAATACTAAACAACATTTAAAACGTCAAATAGGACGGTTTCTGTGGACGTGAAAGTAAATGAAAAGGAAGGACTATGGTAACAAAGATAAAGCCAAAAGCAGAAAGAATTTGGGCATTGTTCAAAGGTGATGAATTTATTGCAGAGGGAACACCTAGAGAAATTGCTAGAAAGACGGGTAAAAAATTTGACCATTTAATGTTCATGACACGTCCGTCTTATGTCAATAGATTTGTATCTGACAAAAAATACAAAACCAAAGGGAGGTTAGAAATGGTCGAGTTAGAAGATGAATAACAATAAAATTTATTTCAATATTGAGCAGTACCGAGATAAAACTTTGAATAAGTATATAAATGCAGAAAGAACGAATAGATATGCGGGTTCCGGATTGAAAAAGAAGGGGACGTTATATGCTAAAAGAATAGTTGAACAAGCCATGGTTGATGGCATTATATTTAATTGGCCTTGTAAATTGAAATTTGACTGGTATTTAGCAGACGGACGAATTGACCCAGATAATTGGGATTTCATAAAGAAGTTCATATTCGACGGCATGCAAAAAGCAAACGTGCGAGGGGTGACGTTTTTAGGGAACGACAATATCAAACACATCAACGGATATGATCATGATTTTTATATCGACAAAGATAACCCGCGATTGGAGATATACGAACTGGAGAAATAATAATGACGAACTATGCAGCTGAATTTTGTGACAAGGAAAGAAAATTCGGATTTGACATGGCTGCCGAGTGGATGCAGTCAAAATTAAAAATAGAACCAGGCGGTGAAAATTCAAGCCATTGGAGCGATAAACAAACGGAAACATTAATTTCTATGCTTGATGAAGGTAAAGAATTCAGGGCAATTTCGAACGCGATTGGTAAAACCACTGTTCAAATATATGCCAAGCGCAGAAAGTTAATTGAAAAAGGGCTCGTGGAAGCGCCAGAAGAAACGCCGTCAGAAGCCAAGCAAAAACGAGTAGTGAAGTTTAAACAGTTGACGAAAGCTGGCGTTACAGACGTTCATGAAATCGCTAAACAATCTGGCTGTAACGAATCATCGATATATGGTTATGCCAAAGAAATGGGTTATGAAATTAATAAAGGTAAGGTAATTTTATGAGAAAACTACAAATCACAGGACTAACAATATCTATCTTGCTAATGCTAATTAGCGTTATCGCTGGATTGTTCATGGTTATCAATTTTGAATTAGCAGTGACATACGTAATTATATTTGGTCTTGATGCAGCTGTTTTTTATGTATTTATGAGGAAGGGTGATTAACATGAACGAATGGCACAAGAAATCCACAGATGATTTACGGAAGTTTTTGGAGGGCGAAAATGACGTTTGATGAAGCGTGGAACCAAATAGTAGATAGTTCATTACCTTTTCAGATACCTGATGAAGCTAGTGATGCAGAAGTATTAATATCCGATTTAAGTGATATTTTTGAGGACCTAAAACAAGAATATGCGCCAACTGTTGAGATGCCAGCTGAAGGAAAAAAATATTTTGACAGTGCAAAGAAATATCCAGACGAACAGCTATTTGATTCGTTTGCAATCTTTGATTCTAACAGTAAACGTGAAATGCAAACCATGCTTGGGACTAGTGACATTCGTGGTCTAACAAACGGTTATCAAACAATGGCTGGATCATTTGCAAAAAATAGCGAAAGTACTGATGAAATCATGAAAAAGTATACTGTGCCATTTATGCAAGCATGGTTACACCCAGAAACAATCAAGGTAGTTGACGAATAGTTAGATGAGCAAGGTGTGGCTCAACTCAAATAATGATTTATAAAGACAAGTATCAACACTTGTACAGTTATACCAAAAATAGAAATTACTTTCGTGCCATGACTATGTATTAAAAAGCCAATCCACAGAGTGATTAGCAATAGAAAAATCATCAAATAAATTAAAGCGCGAAGTAATTGCAATGTCATGCTTAGTTATCCAATCGTTTTTTAACATTATAACATTTAGAAGGGAGATTCATGAAAATCATAGACATAGAAGTGTACATCGTGGGTTATCGCAAGACAGATAATGACGAGTGGGAGACATCGGGTAAGACGTACGGTAATTTGATTGACGCACAAGCAGTCATGAATAAATTGAGTAAAGAGACGAAACAACAGTTGAAGTTGTTTAAATTTGGAAGGGCAGTACCAGTGGAGTAGAAAGGGTGACATGGCGGATAGAGTTGATAGCATTTTGAGAGACTACTTCTCTGGTCGTCTCGATTTAAAAATTAAACAGCGTATAGAAACGATACGGTATGACAGTCAAGAAGTTGATGAGAATATTGGAGGTGGTCGAGCACAGAATAAACACACACGTCCAGTTGATGACATGGTGATACGTATTGAGCAGGATAGATACCTTAACAGTCTCAAAAAGCAAAAGGAAGACGTTGAGCGCTGGATAGCCACGTTTGAGCCAGACAAGCAGAAAGTAGTTGCGTATTATTATACAAGCAAGTCTGTCACGTGGGTCAAGGTAGCACAGCAGTTTCACATATCCGAAAGAACAGCAATCGCTTGGCGCACAGAAGTCAAACACATATTAGGTGCAGTCCTATAATACTGCGGTTTTTATGCAGTTTTGTGCATAAATATAGGGTTATATTTGTATCATCAGATAATTTGAAACAGGGTTATTGCTCATCCATTAAAAGCAACGTTACACACGCTTCGGAAAAAGCCACTGTGAATGTGAAAATACGATAGGTTGGAATATCTATCATTATGACAGGTGGCGGAATAGGTAAACGCTATAAACGGTCAGTCTTCGTATGTAGTTTGGGGTTATTGGGTTCGCTGACTTGAGCACCTAACCAAATATGCAAGGTGCAAATCCTTGCCCTGTCGTTGCGGTCACTCGCAAACACAACTTAGGATAATGACATTTGCCTGTCTTTATCGTACATAGATTACCGTATCATCAAGTCTACACATACTTGGTGATAGAAAACTACGACATATGTTGAAGAGGGCTGAAGTTCGGTTATATGGCTAAATGTCCAAGGTGTTAAGTCAGAGAAACGTTTTGGCTTGGTGTAGCATTCACGAAGCGTAGATTTAATCGGGGCGTACATAGTCGTACATAACGCACCTTAACGTTTTTTTACTAATTAATTTATTTGTTTCTTTATTGGTGTACAATGTAAAAAAACAAAAGGGAATCCAATAATGCTTTATGAATACAAAATTAATCTAGAGCCTAATATAATTGCAGCGTACAGTAAACAAAATTTACAAGATGGGAAAAGGCAACTTAGAGAAGTTTTGATTCCGAATATGTTAAAAAACTTATTTCAAAAGATAGAAACAATTGACGACAATACGCTTTTTCTATCGAACCCAGAAAGTTTTGAAATTCGTCTCACGGGGGAATATGAGGATTTTAAAGAAAAAATGGAAAAGCTTTATACAAAGTATAACGCTGTTGTTAAGGAATTCGAAAATACTGGGGGAATTACATATTCTAAATCTTTTTTAAACGATACGAAAAAAGAAGCAAAAGATGCTATTAAAAAATTATTAAGGGCATTCCCTGAATTGAACTTGGCAGCCGATTACCCAAATAATTTATTTAATAAAATGTTAAATAAAGATGTCGGTCACGGTAGAATGTACATTATTCATGGAAGAAAAATAGAAAAGTATTTAGACGAAAATCCACTAAGTGCCAGTATCGGCGCTTACTATGACTCACTTACAGAACGGATCTATCTAAAAGCAGAAAATGATAATGGTGCTGAGGCAAGTAGAGTTCTGTTAACTAAGATGATTAATGGGATTTCCTATGAACACAATCTCGGTAAAATAAATATTAACCCGATTTTTGAAGAGTATAAGATACCAAACGCTTATGGAAAAGTGGTTTTTCATTTTGTTTATCCAAACGGTCTTTCTCCAGAAAAGTCAAAAGATATTTTCGATAAAATGAATAAATTTGAGAAAATAAATAAGTTACCGTTTGCTAAGCTAGATGTATCACTTTCTGCACCAGCTGAAGAAAAATTTTCGGCTGATCAAATTGAAGACGTCGGAAAAGAAGACGGAAAATTTGGATATTTAGCTAATATTACAAATGCTACCAAAAAAATTATGGAACCCGTCATCAATACATATCATAATATAAAAGAGGTAATTGATGAAAAGAACAGAACTAACAGAGGGAAACAATAATCAATTAAAAAATTTAAGTCCAATAACTATTAGCATTGTGACTTGGAAACAAATATTTTTAGACAAATGGATAATGTTGTCGATGATTGTTTCCATAACCATTATTGGGGTGTTAAATATTTTTGATCTAGGTCCTTTTCTTTCTGCCTCGTTTTTATTTGGACCATCTGTGACTGCATTATCTTTTTCTTTGGCAATGATTAGTTCTGTTAAAAACCTTATTTCCGATGAAGTGCTAGAATTTTTGGCTCAAGAAGATTATGCCCCAAATGAGGCTAATGATGTCTATGCATTATTTTCTCCCTTCGTGGTCGTATCATTTTCGTGGGGGACTTTAGCTGTGTTATCTCTATTGGGAATATCATTTGACTTTTCTTTCATTTCTGGATATTTCAGGTTTTTTTTAGAGGATATACTGACATTTTTTACCATATTTGCGATTATAAATTTAATTCAGCTTATGTGGACAATTATCCGAATGAATATTGAAAAAGCATTTAGACACAAGCAATGACTTTCAGTAAAAAAATTGAGACCGCTAGTTAGTTAGATCTAACGGCGTTTTTTAGTACATAAAAATACACGGTCCGATTTGCGAATCTAAAACAGATACGCGGGTTGGACCTTTTGTTTGGAGTTAAACATGAATGAAGCAGAGAAGAAACTACGAAAGAGACGTAGACATATTAAACAGGCGACTGACGTTAATCGCAAACACGCTGACATGATGAAAACAGAAAGCATTGCACGACATGAGCGCTCACGTATTCAGGTTAGGTCAGAGGTGTTGGAGAACAGGCAGATTGACTACAAGAGCCACATGAAATGGTTGAGTTAGTTGCCGAGTGGCACGTTTAGGAGAATGATATGAATAATGATTATCTCGCTTTAATATTAATGTTATTAGCCACTTTGTTGTTTTTAGCTTCATTTTTGATGATTAATTGTGCAAGCAAAATTGTAAAAGACATTGATGAAAGAAATAAACTGATAGATAACTTGCTTGATAAAAGATCCAAACTTTTAGATGAGAAAGAAAAAATATTAAACGATTCGGAGGAACAGAAATGAGTGATATACCATGGGGATTAGTATTATCCATCATTGGAATAGCTTTGAGTTGTTTAAAAATCGGATATGATATCGGAAAAGACTCCAAGCAATAAAACAAACCAAGCGCATAAGCGCTTTTTATTTTGCAGTGAATGAGGAGAAAAGATGACTAGAGTATTAAGAACAACTATTACAGTATTGATGACCATTATCACGTTGCTCGCTTTGTTTGGAATAGTATATGTAGTTGTTTGTCAACAAGACCATGCTTTGTTTAGGATAGTTAGTATTGTTATTAATTGGTGTATGGGATTAGTTGTGTATGGTTGGTCGATAGAAAAGTTATGAAATCGCTATCAAAAGAACTATAATGTAGTCATAAAGTGAGGTATGAGTATATGAAGTTTGGAATGAGAACACCGTCAATCAAAAAGTCTATCAGTGCTAGAACAACTGGACGTGCTAAGCGAGCGGTTAAGTCAGCTATCAATCCTGCGTATGGTAAGAAAGGAACTGGTTTAATTACTAATCCTAGCAAGTCAATTAAAAATAGCGTTTATCACAAGACAACCAAAAGTATTTGGAGTTTGTTCAAGTGATGTAAGCTCAGCTCATTAAATTGAGTTGGGCTTTTTGTATACATAAATTTAAGGAGAATAAAAATTATGAATGATGCAGTAAATATATTTCTTTGCAAAGATAAAATGGACGTGATTGCAAGCATGATTAGTTATGCAGACAATCAAAAGCGTCTTGGCGAGAACGTGAAATCTATTCGTTCGCGAGCAACCGTTGTCGTTAATGGCAGTTGGGTCACTAAGTTTGTTAGCAGTCCTAAGGCTCTAGATGGTATGCACGTCCGTGAGATTACAGTCAGCACAAGAATGTCTACAGCTGGTGAATTAAGCAAGTTGAAAGACATGTTGAATATGGCTAGGCAAGGACGTATAGCTATGAAAAACGCACAGATGTGAAACAAATGGCTAGAGTAAAGATATGTCGTAAGCCTGACTGTCACAATACCATACCTTATGCACAAGAAAATCCATACTGTGAGATACACAAGGCAATGTATCGACCTAAGCCAGAGTTCAAACCTAAGTCATCTTATGAACGTAAGCGACAACAGCGTGAGTACAACGCTAACAAGCGTGACAAAGAAGCCAATGAGTTCTACCACAATAAGACGTGGAAGCATCTATCAGCAGGACTCAAGCAACAAGCTATGTTCACATGTGAATGTTGTGGACGTACAAGTACAACCAAAGGTTACTTAGTTGTAGATCATATCATCCCCAGAAAGATAGATAAGCGTAAGCAACTGGATAAGGATAACCTATGGGTGATATGCAAGAGGTGTCACTGGTACAAGGGCATTCTTGAAGATGATGTCTATACTTATGGTTTATTCCTAGAGAACATAGACACTAGCAAGTCATGGGATAAAGACGAGGTAAGGAAATGGATACTTGATTCAATCAAACGTCATGATGAACGGAAAGATGATTGATGTTGTTTAACATTTGATAATGAACTTAGTTATCATCATTAGTTATTGGTTGTTCATCATTCAAGTTATTGTTCATCAACGAAAGGAATCGATATGAAGAACAGAACGAAAGCTAATCAACTAACAAACGAATTGATTAGATTGAAATTGTTGAATAAGAAAAAGAGAACGAAAATAATCCCGTTTGGCGATAATCAAGGAGTTGCCTTCGTAAACGAAATAAAACGAGTTAGCACGTTGCAAAATAGGAACAAAATTCAATCGTACGACTTTTACAGATATAATCAGCAGTATACGTGATTATTATTCGGGTTCAAATAAAAAATACCCCCGGGTGGGGGCAAACGGAGGGAGCGTCACAAGGTGGCGTCCTCGTTTTTTGCAAATGCAGAAATCAAAAATTTTTGAATGGGCTATTTTAGAATTTGAAACGTTGTTATATCAACGTTTAACGTGTTATTAATATGCATTTAGTATACCACAAACTTTTGACGAAAGGGGGTGTTTGTTTGGTAAATAAACGTAATTCTGGACGTAAAAGGACTACTGGCACTGACGAAACAGTCAGAGCAGACCAACGAGAACGTAATTTAGAGTTTCAGGAGAAACAAAATGAACTTAACGAACTCCAAGATAACCCTCCTCGTCACTTAGATGGGTACGGAGTAACACTATGGCGAAAGTTAGTTCCAGAATTAAAGCGACTTGGAACAATCAAGCAAATAGATACTGTCAATCTGGAAGCTTTTTGTTCTTTATATGGAACATATAGAATGGCTGAATCAGATGTTCAAAAGAATGGCATATTTGTTAGTTTTGAAGTTGATAAAACAGAAATCGACGAAGAAACAGGTGAAGAAGTGGTCGTGGGTAAAGAAACACAATATGATCGTTCAAAAAAAAATCCTGCATACTCAATAATGAATGATAGTATCAAGACTTTAAAATCATTAGCTGTTGACTTAGGATTATCATTTGATGCAAGGTCTGGTCAACTGGTTCCAAGTGACATTGGTGTTAAGGAAAACAAGCAAGATAATTTAAGGTTGGTGAAGTTCGGTGCAGACATTTAATTTAGTAGGTGTAACAGACGTTAAAGGTGCTGTTAAATCAGAAAAAAGACGATATAAACGTTATTTAGATAAATATAATGATCCAGCTACTCAATATGCTTTTGATGTTTTGTTCACTGATAAGTATATAGCTGGTCGAGATGCGCAACTAGCTTGTTTTAGGCATATGCAAGACTTGGGTAGACAACGTGACAACGATTTTCCATATCACTATGACACCGCATATGTAACTATGATTGAGAATTTTACAAGGATACTACCTAACCCTGATAATTTTAAGGTCACTTTGAAGCCGTATAATTGGCAGTCGTTTATATTAGATAGTTTATTGGGTTGGCGTACGGAAGAGAATGGTACAAGATTTACCACATCTAACATAAGCGTTGCTCGTAGACAGGGTAAAACATTTATCGCATCCATGTTGGTCAACTTTTATTACTTTATGGTTGCTGCGGAAGCAACATCACAAGATTTTCTAGTTGCTAGCTATGACAGCGAGCATGCCACTAAGTTATTTAACGATGTTTCCATTCAGGCCAAGAAGTTATTAAAAATGCCAGAGTTTTCTGCTTGGGCTAAAGAAAATGATGTTGATGCACAAACACAACAAGTAATAGGTCGTATCAGCAAGAACACCATTCGTAAAGGAACATCAGAAGGTGGCGGGTTTGATTCCTTTCACAACGTTATCGCTGTTTATGATGAAATTGGTAATCTTAAACCTGATAAAAACGAAACATTGCGACAAATAACATCTGGTCAAAACGGTATAAAAAATCGTATGTTTGTCAAGATATCAACTGCCTACCCTAATGCAAAGGTTAAATTTAAAAAAGACCAAGATTTAATGCGTAAAATTATCGAACAGGACAATTTACGTGAAGCAGATAATACATTTCAAATTATTTACGCTCAAGATAGTGAAAATGAAGTATTTGAAGAACATACTTGGAGCAAATCAAACCCTAACTTAAACGAGATGGACAAGGACAAGTATAAGTCTGAAATCAATAGTTTAATTAAAGATAGAGATGATGCTGACAGAAGTGGCGAACTTACCACGTTTGTAAATAAATCATTGAATATTTGGAGTCGTAAGTTCCAAAATAGTTATTTATCTCTTGAAAACATTCAGAAGAATATCATTGATGACTTTGATATTTATGGCCGTGATGTTTATATCGGATTTGATGGTAGTCAAAGTAACGATAATACCTCATTCGGTTTTATATTCCCTTATCGTGAAGTGAAAAGGGATAAATATTTTTGTAAACAATTCAGTTTTATTCCTTTTGCACAGGCCAAAACTATTGAAGCTAAGGAAAAACAAGATGGTTTAAATTATCGTGAACTTGAAAAGCAAGGGCTATGTGAAATAACCAGAAGTCCAGAGGGAACAATCGATAAAGACCAGGTTTATCATTGGTTAGAAAAGTTCGTTGCTGATAACGACTTGAAAGTAAAGATGATTGCACTAGACCCCAACTTATCTGATTGGCTGTTAAAACGTATCGAAAACTACCACGATGAATGGCCGGTATCTACCGTTCGACCAACTTCACAGGTGCTGTCTAATCCAACTAAAGATTTGCAAGCACAATTCATCAACGGTAACGCTGCTATTTTGAATGACCCACTTTTGATTGATGGATTTACAAATGCTGTGTTGATTGAAGACAGAGGTGGAGCTGTTAAGATTGACCGTTTGAATAGAACAAGCGATCATATCGATACATCTGATGCATTGGTCAACGCACATACTGGAGCACAGTTCTATTTTGAAGATTTTAAAGGGGATGATTATAATCCGTTTAATGATTTGAGCCGTGATGAGAAAAAAGATTACTTTAAGAGGATGTTTGGATGATAGTAAAAATTATGAAAAGTATATCTAATTTTTTTGATAACTGGCTAGCGGTAATACTATTTATTATAGGAATAGCGCTGATTGATATCGGTGCTTTTTATTTTAATGTAATTATTGGTTTTATCGTTTCAGGACTACTGTTTATAGCCATGGCGATAATTCTCAATATGGAAAGGAGGGAATAAATGAATGGGTTTAATGACTTCGAGAAATCGACAACATAAAATCAGTGACACAACTTATCCCAGTACGCACGGATATGATCCAGTTATTTCACAAATAGCGGGTCTTCCTGTTGGATATGTAAGTGGTGCAAACGCACTAAAAAACAGTGACATATTTAGTGTCATTAATCGAATAGCCAGTGATATTGCTAGTGCTAAATTTAAAACTGAAAACACGTACGTAAGCGAACGACTTAACCAACCTTCAAAGTTGATTGGTCGTTTTTCATTTTGGCAAGGCGTCATTATTCAATTGTTATTGAGTGGTAACGCTTATGTACCGTTGGATTTGGATTATTTAGAACAAATACCGCCATCTTCGATTATTAGCATTGATATTGACAATGCGAATCAAGGTGCAGTTTATACATTAGCTGAGTACAACAATCACCCTGAACGCAAATTAACACAAGACCAGATACTTCACTTTAGGCTAATGCCTGACGCAACCTATCAATATCTTGTGGGGATGTCACCGTTAGAAAGTTTGACTAAGGAGCTGACCGTTTCAACAGCAAGTACAGACCAAAGCTTGAACTTGATTAAAAATCGTATCACGCCAACTTCTGTTTTGCAGATTAGTAACGCTTTATTGGAGCAGGGAGATGCCGATGCTGCTCGTGAGGCGTTTGAAAAAGCAAACAATGGCTCAAATAATGGTCGGTTAATGGTTTTGGATTCCAATTCTACGTTCAACCAGTTTGAGATGAAAGCTGATGTATTCAAAGCGTTAAACAATACCGCAGAGTATTCTGCTAATCAGATTAGTAAGGCGTTTGGTGTACCTGTCGACATGTTAGGAGGTGGTAATAGTACAGAAAGTCAGCACAGCAACAGCACACAAATCAAGAACTTGTACTACGAGAACTTAATTAGTTATGTAGCCCCAGAAATTGATGAAATTGCTTTGAAAATGAATGCAGAAGATTTAACACTTGATATGCAATATGTTGACGACGCTACCCGTGTTAGCCAAATCAATGACATGGTTAAAGTTGGCACTTTAGGTCAAGCACAGGCTGAATTCATGCTGAAGCAATATGGTGTGTTACCTAATAATTTACCTGTCTATGTTCCATCGACGCAGGGGAAAGGAGAAAGTGAATGAAGTTAGATATTAAAGGCATGATCACTAATGATGATGATGTAGAAATCTATCGTGATTGGTTAGGCATGACTGTTACCTCACCAACTGATATTTTAGGCAACTTACCTACTGATGGTTCTGATTTAGAAATTGGAATTAATTCAGGAGGCGGAGAAGTTGATGCTGCGAATGAAATTTACACAGCGTTACGAAATTACCCTGGTAAAGTTATTACGCAAATTGAAAGTTCAGCTTATAGTGCTGCATCGATTATTGCAATGGCTGGTGATACTGTTCAAATTTCGCCAGTTGCTCAACTAATGATACATAATGCGTCAACTTATGCAGGTGGTAACCACAATGACTTGGATAAAACATCTAACGCACTAAAATCCACCGACAAGGCCATAGCTAAGGCGTATTCTGTAAAAACAGGGCGTCCAGTCGATGAGTTCCTTGCCTTGATGGATAAAGAGACGTGGATTAATGCTGACGATGCATTAGAACTTGGATTAGTTGATGAAGTAATGACTTTTGAAAAAGAGCCAGTCACTAATTCTGTTAATAATGTACTACCTCGAAAAGTAATCAATCGTATCAAAGATTTGGTTGGTGAAAATCAAAAATTGAAAACTAACGCAACTGATAGTCAACCAAGTGAACACGACAAGCTCGTGCAAGCTAAGTTGGCTATTTTACGTAAATAAGGAGAAAAATATGACTAAAGAACAACTACAAGCGGCATTCCGTGACGCTAGCACTAAGGCATCTGATTTGAATGCTAAATTGAACAACATGGTTCAAGATGATTCTGCTTCAGTAGAAGATATTAAGAAGGCTCAAGATGACTTAACGGACGCTAAGACACGCCGTGATATTTTGAACTCTCAACTAAAGAGCTTTGAAGACGTTGAACCAGAGCCTAAAAAGCCTGGTAAAAAGACTAATATTTTGGACAATAAAGCCGCTGAACTTGCTGCAAAAAAGCAAGGTATTAATGATTTCATTCATTCGCGTGGTGCAAAAATTTCTGATGCAGTTGCTTCACAGGTAACATCGTCAGAAGTTGGTGTATTAATCCCAGAGGAAATTATTTATGATCCATCTGCTGAAGTTAACTCAGTTGTTGATTTATCAACTTTGGTTAACAAGACACCAGTTACTACTCCGAGTGGTAAGTATCCTATTTTGCAACGTGCAACCGATCGTTTCAATTCTGTTAAGGAATTAGCAGAAAACCCCGATTTGGCTGAACCCGCTTTTAAGGAAGTAGACTGGTCTGTCGATACTTATCGTGGTGCAATTCCTCTTTCAGAAGAATCAATTGCTGACACACAAGTCGATTTGACAGCATTGGTTGGTCAATCAATCGGTGAAAAGAAGGTTAACACTTATAACGCCTTGATTGCACCAGTTTTGCAAGCATTTACTGCTAAGTCAACTACGAGTGATACATTAGCTGACCAAGTAAAGCACATTTTGAATGTTGATTTAGATCCAGCTTATGCACGTGTTATTATTGCTAGCCAATCATTCTACAATGCCGTTGACACATTGAAAGATAAGAATGGACGTTACTTACTCCAAGAATCAACTGCATCACTAGCACAAACTTCTGGAAAGACGTTGTTAGGGGTGCCCGTTTATGTAATTGGTGATGAATTGTTTGGCAATGCTGGTGACCAAAAGGCATTTATTGGTGATACAAAGCGTGGGGTTCTATTCCCTGACCGTCAAGAAATTACTTTGGCTTGGGAAGACAGCAAAATTTATGGCCGTTACCTAGGTGCCGCTTTCCGATTTGGCGTTAAGCAAGCTGATGACAAAGCTGGTTACCTTATTACTAACACAGCTACTCCTGCAGCAGGTAGTGGCGAATAAGGAGTAATTCATGGCAGATGAAACCAATTCACCTCGTGCGCCTTCAACATCAACAGGTGTCACAGTTGGTGATATGCAAGACTATTTAGCTATTGATGGCGATGATGATGTTCTTAAGAGTTTGATTGAATATGCCGAAGAAGACGCTCGTGGTTCAATCGACAGTGCTATAGAAATTGAAATATATCGCAAATTACCAATATTTAATCAAGCAGTTAGGACATTGGTTGATTTCAATTACTACAACCGTGGTGCTTTATCTGGTCAGCAAATTGCTTATCCTAAGTCTTATCAGTACATGCTGAACAAAATCAGATGGAAGGTGGGTCAGACAAATGGTTAGTGGAAAATTAAAACCAAGCAACTTTATTGGAAAAGTTGAGTTTGGAACTGTTAAATCTGTTCCAAACAAAAACACAGGACAAAAAGTACCTACTTTTGTAGTTTCTACTAGCCAAATGAGATATGCGCCCCGTAATCGTTCGATTACGCAATCTGATTCTATTTTTGGAACAAGTATACAAGAAACTAAAATAATTGCTGTACGGCACAATGAGAGCCTTACAGAGAACTTGAAAGTTCGCTTTGTAAAAACTGGTAAGGTTCACGACATCAAATATATTTCATCTGATGAAAGTAATACACCGGTTTCGTTTGACTACATCACCATTACTAAAGAACCACTGGGGGCATTTGATGGAACTTGATGATGCTTTAGATCAATGGCTACGTAATGTGAACAAATTAGTTCCTAACGTTAAGCAGAGACAAAAGATTACGTTAGTTGGAGCGGAAGTATACAAGACAAGGCTCCATGATATTACTAAGGCCAAACATTATGATGAAAATCATAAAGACACTAGCCAGGTAACTCACTTGGCTGATTCAATTGAAGTTTCTGGAACAAATATTGATTACATTCGTGATGGTACCTCATTAGTTGGCTTTACTAAAAAAGGTATAAACCATGGTCGTATAGCAAGATTATTAAATGATGGGACAAAATTTATTCCAGGTGATCACTTTGTTGAAGATGCTAGGCGTAGTTCTCGACAAGCTGTGTTAGCGGCTCAATATACTGAATATCAACGACTTTTGAAAGGTGGTAATTGATGATACTACCCATTTTTGAAGTTCAAGAACTCATAGAAGCAATGAGTTTTGCTGATGTTGTTTTTGTAACAAGTATCGATGAAGAATATCTCGAAAATGTCACCTCAACAGTAGTTCTTGTGACCGAAACGGTTAACGACTTGGATAAGAGAGCCAACAACCGTTTTAGAAACATGAATTATGGTGTTGAAGTACAGATATTTTACGGAATTAACTTCACCAAGCCAATTCTTGACACAGAAATATCATTGGCAAGGCTATTAGAAAAAAACGATTGGCAAACAACCCAATCTAAATCACATACCAATGACCCGAAGACTAATCAAGTCACTAAGGTCTTTTATTTTGAAAAAAATTATATTTTGGAGGATTAATTCATGGCAACACAAGGTATTGTTACCTCATATTTCGGATTAATTGACAATGCAACAGGTCAATTAATAAAAGGCGCTGATGGTTTGAGCGACACAGGCATCTATGAAGCAGACGGCCATCAAGATGCTACTGCTGAAGGTGCTACTCAAATTCAAATTCAGAACTTGGGTACTGCACCAACTTTGCAATACTCAAACAATAAGGCCAAACGTTCAACTAAGGCTCGTTCATATCCAACAGCCGAATTTACAATGCTTGATCTAGGATTTGAAGCTAAGCAAAAGCTGCTTGGTAAAATCCAAACAACGAGCAAAGGCTTTGTTGATGGTGAAAAAGAAGCGCACGTAGCGGCGATCGCTGTGACACAAACATTGGATAAGCAACATAAAATCTATTATGCCTTTGCTAACGGGACAATGATCGAAGGAAACAAGACGTTGGGTACAAACACTAACAACGAAACTGATTCAAACGACGTTATGACTTTAACGACAATGAATCCCGTTGTTGATACTCAATTCGGGGGTGAGCCATACCAAGTTGCATCTGATTTGGTAGACGGCTTTACTCTTGATGCATTAATGGCAGAAACTTTCCCTGGTTATTCAAAACCAACTGATGGCACAACAGGTCAATAATTAGTATTTTTTAACTCGCTTTTGAAATAAACAGTACATGAAAATGGGCGGGTTACATTTTTAGTTACTCATAGTTACCTTTAAACCTTGTAATAATATATATATATATATTTATATAGTATTTTATGTAACTTTGTAACTTTTTGCTTTTGGGACTATGTCTATCAAGGGATACAGGAGTTACATTTTTTTCGTAAAGTTACACAATTTTTGTAACTTTTTTGTACTTTCTCATTTTTTAATTTAAAAAAATGTAACTTTGTCACTAAAAAAATACGTCATTTTGTAACTAAATTTAGGGTAATTTTACCCGTACATATCAAAATAAAAGGAGCCAAAATCATGGCAGTTAATACAGAAAAAATTAAGTTGAATAAGTTCGGAATTCGTAAGACAGTGAATATTCGTGCCACTTTTGGTCTATTAGAGAAACTGGATGAATTGGATGTAACCTTGTTGGAATTACAAGACACAGAAGGTATGGATTATATCGATGTTCGTAAGAATGGTTTGAAGTCAGCATGTTTAAAGATGGCTTTTGTTCAGTCTGCATTTGAATTGAAAGATGAAGAAGTTGAAACAATTAAGAACAATGTCGATCCAGAACAGTTCGGTGAAGCATTTGAGTACGTTACTTTGCGCATGCGCGGTGTTACTGATGAGAACTACAATGTGTTAGTTGCTGAAGCTAAGCGTGAACAAGAAGAACTTGAAGCTGAGGATACAGACCCAAAAGAAGATTTGGTCGAATAAGAAGGCTAGTATTCGACAAGAAAAACCAACTGGAGGAATTGCGATACTTTAAAAAACAGCTTTTTAAAGAATACGGTATTTTGCCAAGTGATTTAGATAATCAGGAATATTTTTCATTCATGAATATGCTTAATGCAAAAGAGCCTGATAAACGTGCTGGTGATCCATTAGCTATCGCTAAACAAATGGGGTTGAACATACCGGGGGAAGGAGAGTAAATGGTTGAACGAATTCAGGCGGAGATGGCTACGTCTATTGCTTTAGATACTTTAAAAGCGACTAATAGTTTACGTGGTTTGAACGATGCTGTTACTTCTGTTAAAAACGCTTGGAAAGCTCAAGAGGCAGCGGCTAAATCATCGGGCGATTACTTAAAAGCGTCACAGGAGCGATACAACGGTCTGAGCCGAGAAATGGAAGCTCAGAAAAACAAAATAACTGAATTGCAACAACGTCAAAAGGGCTTAGACACCTCTACAAAAGAAGGTGCCGAGTCCTTTTTAAAATACGAAAGAAACATCCAACAGGCTAATCAAAAGTTAGCTAGCTTAGAGTCTCAGCAACAACGTGCTAAATCATCAATGGAGTATCAAACCAGTGGATTAGCAAAGTTGCAACAAGAATATAAGCAGATGAATCAAGTTTCTGATTCGTATGTCAATCGTTTGAAAGCAGAGCACAATACTAGAGCCGCTAATATTACTAGCGCTAATAGTATGAAAGCCTCGCTATCAAACCTCTCCCAACAGTATGTTAAACAGTCAGAAGAGCTGAAAAGAATTGAACAAGCAAGTGGTTCAGCTAGTGATGCATACAAAAGGCAAGCTGTTCGAGTCAATGAAACGGCAACAAACGTTGCCAATATGAAAAACGAGTTAAAGTTAACTCAAGCAGAAGTTAACCGTGCTAATCCCTATGGGTTGAGCAAGTACGCAAGCGGAGCTAACGGTGCTTACCGCGCTGCCGAAAAGATGGGCAATGGGTTCCGCACAGCCGGCCAGAAAATTAAAGATATGGCATACAGCAGTAGTATTGCTATTGTCGGTATTGGTGCTGTATCAATTAAGGGTGCCGAAGCTGCTACTAATCTTCAAGAATCTTATGTTAAGACATTAAATTTGGCTACAACAGGTGGTGAAAAAGCTGCTGAAGCTCAAAAAAATGTCAACCAGATGCAAAAAGATGGTGCGAAGTATTCTGTTCAATATGGAAAGTCACAACAGGCTATTGCTGATGGATACCAAGAGTTAATCAAGCGTGGTTATACCTCAGCTGAAGCTCTTGGTGCAATGAAATCTGAATTACAAGCATCAGTAGCCTCAGGTGATGATTTTAATGATGTTTTGAGTGTTACTTCTCAGGTTGTTGATGCATACGGCATGCGTACCGATAACGCTGCTAAGATGACTAAAAACACCAAAGAAGTTGTTAACCAGTTAGCTTATGCCGCTGATATGACAGCTACCGACTTTCAATCTCTTGGTAAGGGGATGGAATATGTTGGCGATTCTGCTCATTCAGCAGGATTTAAGTTATCTGAAACATCTGCAGCCATGGGTATTCTTTCTAACCACGGTCTTGAAGCTGATAAAGCCGGTACTGGTTTACGTAAAGTTATTAACTCTATTACCGGTGCATTATCTGATCAAGATGCTGCACAAAAAGGTTCTGCTGCTTCAATTGATTCATTAAATGAAAAGATAGCAGACCATCAGAAAAAGATAGCGGACTATCAAGCAGCTGAAAAAGCTGGTACAAAGAGTTCTAAATCAGCTGCATCTGCCATTAAAACGCAGCAAGAAGCAATTGAAAAATTGAACGGTAAGATACAGGCGATTAAGTCTGGCGGAACTGGTGACATGCTCAGTAAGTTGGGTATTAGTCGTAGTCAATTAGTTGATTCAAATGGTAACTTGCGTGATATGACAACTATCATGGGCGTTATTAACGAAAAAACTAAGAATATGGGTACTGCTCAAAAGAACTCAGTATTTAATAGTTTGTTCGGTACTACCGGTCAACAAGCTGGTATTATTTTAGCTCAAAACAATAAAGAATTAGATGAGTTAAATAAAAAAGTTGAAAAATCAGCAGATGGTCAAGGTTATGTAGCTAACTTAGCTAAGAAGAACATGACAACTGTTAAAGCTGAATTGCAACAGTTTAGCCAGGCTGGACAAGCTGTTATGATCATGATTGGTAAACAAATGTTGCCAGTTATATCAGAAGCCGCAGTTAAAATGGCTAAAGCCTTCAATTCAAAAGAAGGTCAAGATGGATTAAAGAAAATAGCTGACGGCGTAGCTTGGGTAGGTGATAAGTTAGTTGGCTTAGTTGAATATATTGGCACACATACTGGTCAAATCAAAGCGTTCGCAGAGGTGTTTGCTGGTATATGGGCTTTCAAAAAGATAAGTGACACAATAGGTTGGATTAAAACAGCCATTGGCACTTATAAAGAGTTGAACGGTGTCTTAAAAACAACCGCAGCATTAAATACGGCTGCCAATGCTACTGGTTCAGTAGGTGGTAAAGCAGGTGCTGCAACCACAATGGTTGAAACTGCTGCAACTACTAGAGCTGCCGGAGCAGGAGGCGGATTAGCAACAGTATCTACTGGAGCAAAAGTCGCTAGTGTTGCCAGTAAGGTTGTTTCAGGATTAGGCATAGCATTAACTGCAGCAGATGTGGGAGGAAGTATTGCTACTGCTATCAGTTCTAAAAAGTCTAGTGATAAAATCAGTGCTGCATCCAAAGGCGCCGGAACTGTCATAGGCGGTGGTATCGGAGCTATATTAGGAAGTATTATCCCAGGGGCTGGAACAATTGCTGGTGCTGCAATCGGCGCGGGTATTGGTGATTCGTTAGGAAGTACTAAGACAGCTCAATCAATTACGAAAAAGCTTAATAAAGCATTAAAAAAGGCTTTTTCGGATAATAAGATAACTATTAAAGCACCGAAAGTTGATGCTAAGGATGCTTATTCAGATTTGAATAAAGCTTCTAAAAAATACTATTCTGAAAAGCAAAAGCAAGATTTACAGGATATTAAGCTATTAAAGAAAAACGGTTATCTTACTGAACAAGAATATCAAGATAGATTAAAAACTATCAAAGAAGAAGGCAAAAAGGCTAATAGCGTTGAAAAACTAAGCCAATCTGATAGAACAGCATTGACAAAGTATTATTCACAGCAACGTCAAAAGCTTGAAACTTCATATAATAAAACTAAGCAAAAAGACAGCAATAAATGGGATAGCATAATTGCTAAAGACGCTGCTAAGTATGGAGAAAATTCTTTACAAGTTCAAAAGGACTATAAAAAGAAAGAGCAAGCACTTGCTAAGGACGATCAGGCCAAGAAAAAGGCTGTTAATAAACTAACTGTCAAAAATGCAACTGAAACAACCGTTGAAGAAGCAAAACTTCACACAACTTTAACTGGAAAAATTAAGTTATCTAACAATGAGCAAGTAAAGTTGATGGATAAGTTAACCAAGGATAAAGGCAGACTAACTAATAAGCAGTTACAGGATATTACTTCTAAATCACGAGAAGAATATAACAACGTTAAAAAATACGCTGATAAAAAACTGGATGCTGCACAAAAAGCTGCTGATGAGCAACTCAAAAAGGTTACAAAAGCTGCTGACAAACAACGTGATAACGTCGTTAGCGCTGCTAAAAATCAGTACAAAGATGCTAAAAAGTCAGCGGATAAGCAACGTGATGATACGATAAAAGCCTCTGAAAATCAATTCAAAGGGAATAGCCAATGGGCTAAAGACCAACGTAAAAATGTTAGAGATTCAGCTAACAAGCAACATGATGAAACGGTTAAAGCTGCTAAAGACCAAAGAGATAAGACGGTTGATTCAGCAAATAAACAACATGATGATATTGTCGGTAAGGCAACTAGTCAGAGAAACAAAACATCAAATGCTGCAACGCAACAGCGAAATGAAGTTGTTGATAAGGCATATAAACAAAAAGATAGTGTCCTTGATGCAGCTGGTAAACAAGGAAACAGTGTAGTTAATAAGGCTGTTCTCCAAGCCAATGGTTCTATGGAAGCTGCTTCAAAGCAAGCCAAAGGAACACACAGCATTTGGAAGGGATTAGGCGATTTCTTTAATGGCTTAGTCAAAGGATTTGGTATTAAAAGCGTTGATGTTAAAAGTGGTGGAGATTTTGGATATAAGCCTGCTACGATGCAAGCATTCGCTACTGGTTCTCGAGGTGTTTCAGGTGGGAAAGCGCTTGTTGGTGAAGCTGGCGTTGAAGCAAGGTATTCTCCCTACTCGGGTAAAGTTGATTTTCTAGGTACCAATGGTGCTCAGGTTGTTAACCTTAACCCTGGTGACAAGATTTTGAATGCCAGTGATACAGCTAAGCTATTCCAAGGTGGGTTAGGTAAAACATTGCCAGGATACGCTAAAGGTACATCTTCAATTGAATCGTTTTTGTCTTCAGTGACTAAAGGCGCTTCTGATATTTGGGATGATGTTTCCGATGCAACAAGTGAGGCGATTGAAAAGTTAACCAATCCCGTTAAAACATTAACTGATATGGCGTCTAAGATTTTTGATGTCAATAAACTAGAGGTCGGTGATACAGGTCACAATTCATCTAGTGGAATGGTTAAAACGAGTATCGAAGATGGTTTTGGTAAGATGCTATCAAAACTCAAGTCTGGATTTGAATCAAGTGGAAACGCAGGCGGAGGCAAAGGAGCACCAAGTGGTGCAGGCGTTACTAGATGGCGTTCACAGGTTGTAGATGCCTTAAAGGCTAACGGACTTTCAACAAGTTCTTCAATGGTCGATAAGGTGTTACGTCAAATTCAAACTGAATCAGGTGGTAACGAAAAGGCTGTACAGGGTAACATAGGTGACGTGAACAATGCTTCGGGTGACCTAGCCAAGGGTCTTATGCAGGTTATAACATCTACATTTAATGCCAATAAGTTTCCAGGGCATAATAACCCATTCAATGGATATGATTCATTACTAGCTGGGTTGAACTATGCTAAAAGGACTTATGGATCTAATCTATCATTCTTAGGACAAGGGCATGGCTATGCAAACGGTACTATCACCAATACACCACATCTAGCAAATATTGCGGAAGGTGGAATGACAGAGGCTGTAATCCCTTGGGATTTGTCTAAAAAGTCTAGAGCAATGGAATTGTTAGGTGAAACAGTCACTCATTTTGCACAAAATACTAGTTCTAATACAAATGTTGCTGAAAGTTCAGATAACAATCTATCAAATATGATTGAGGCTACTAATAAAACTCTAAATAGTGTTGTTGAGTTATTGGCGGGCATCTTAGGTCAAACTACAGAGGCTAACCAGTCAGTAGATGATATTGCTATGAATAAGTTTTCTAAAGCTGTGATTGCTAGAGCGGTTAGATCAGCTAATTAAACCAAAAACTCGCCATTAAATACACAATGCTTCGGGGCGGGTTTTAGAAAGGAGTACATATGAGTATGTTCGTGCTAAATAACGCACGTGGTGAAAGTGTTGATTTAAATTCTGAAAATTTATTTGGTAACACACCAACAGGATTGGGAACGGTGTTTACAAACACTTACAGTCAATATGAAAGTTATTTTAAAGCAACTAAAATAAATATTCAGCAAGGACAGATGCAATTAAATATATTGTTCGGGGATGTTGAAAGTCGAAGCTATCAGACATTCAGTCAATTTGCTACATTCTTATCATTTCAGCCATTAACACTTATATACAACACAGGTGCAGATACTTGGCATCGTGATGCAAGACTTACTTCACTTTCTAAAACTGAAATAGGTGGTTCTACTGTATTACAAACTGATAGGCTAGTAGAGCAGTTTACAATAGAGTTCATTAACCCTTGGTACAACAACAAACAAGGTAGATACAAGACATATAACATTGACACAGGTTTGAGCGTTTATGGCTCAGGCTTTTTTAATGAACAAGGTGACTTTAATCAGAACTTGATACTACAATCATCAGGTGAAAATGCATTAGTTGATTCAAGACCTAATTTATCAGGTGTAACAAATAATAATATCAACTCAACTATTTCATATGACAATGATGCTATTACATTGAATTACACGGGTACAGGTTCTACAGACTGGTACTACGGACTAGCAGAAGCTTATGCTAATATGTCTGATTCAGTACTTAGCTTTGATAAGACATACACTATTTCAGTTGACGTACAAGGAACTGTACCAAGTGTGGCATTTAGGGTTAATAATACATTTTCACCTACTACAAAAATTAGTAGTGACACATGGACTAGAGCAGTTTATACGTTTAGTATCCCTAACTTAACAGGTGCTACATTAAACAAGTTCTACATTCGATTAAATGCAATGGCAACAAGTAACACAGCAGGATTCGTTAAGGGTCAAACACTTAGATTCAGGCACTTTAAATTAGAAGAAGGCAACACAGCAACAGCTTATACAAGTGCCCCAGAAGACGGTGTAACAGATGCAAACATGAAGTATGGATTTGGATTCATGGGCTTGGCTTATGATGATGAAAACGGTAATAAGCCTTATGTAGATGAGGCGCAAGTAGATATAACAAGTATTGAATAACAAAGGAGGTTAACAACTTGGCATACCAACCAACAGACTGGGAACATGGCGACATAATCACAGGCGGAAAATTAAATAAGATTGAACAAGAGCTAACACATGTGGCAGACAATGCTACTTATGGCTTTGGTGGTGCTCAATTATCAAGTGATGGCTTAACCCCTTTTAGTTATATCAATGCTGGTGACCCTATGCCTGCTAACCCACAAAAGGGTGATACGGTATTCCTTAAAGATGGTAGTGACTTCCTAATTTATTCATACAATGGCGAAGATTGGGTACTAAAAGTTGACCCAGATTTAAGCAATCGAATTGAAGAGACTATCAAGACAGCTTCTGATAACACAGATAAGGCTATTGCTGATAATAACACCCAAATTAATGAAACAATTAACCAAGTGGCTAAAGAACAGGCTGATTTAGCTATCAAAGACGGTGATTTCAACAGTAAAGCACAAGCAATGGCTGATAAAGCCTTAAGTGATGCTAAAGCTAACACAGCTACAGTAGCTAAAAGTACTTTAGACACAGCTAACCAGAATATAGCAGATGCTAAGAAGTCAGTAACAGACGACATAGCTCAGGAAGCATCAGATAGAGCATCAGCAGTAAGCGCTCTAGATACAAAGGCACAAGGTTATGCAGATACAGCTAAGAAAAACGCTATAGACGTAGCTACCAGTGCAGATGGTGTTATTAATAAGAAAATTGATGATACCGCTTCTAGTATTACAAGCACAGTTAGCCAAAACAAAAAGGATGCAGAGGGTAAAATAACTACAGCCCAATCAACTGCTACACAAGCCTTAAATGGTTTAAGTAGCAAGGTTGATACAGCCACATATAATGCTAAAACAGGGCAATTAAGCACTGATGTTACTAATGTTACTCAAACAGCTAACCAAGCTAAAACAGATATAGCATCAATCAAGCAAACAGACACCACACAAGATGCCCGTATGACAACTATAGAAGCTGATGCCAGTGGTACTAAAACTACTGTAAGTAACTTGCAAAAAGCGCAGAATACACAATCAGGTTCGATTAGTACATTACAACAACGTGCAGATGGATTCGATGCAACTGTTACAAAGGTTGATAACTTATCAGTTGGAGGTAGAAACTACTTCCTTAACTCATCTGGTACATCATTAGATGGATGGTATCAAACTAGTGGGTGGGCTGTAGTGTCTGGTACAAACAGAGGCACCGTATTTACAATAAAGCCTACAGCTACGTGGGGTGGCGGAAATTATAACGCTATATACCAAAACGGGATAAATATACCATCAGGAACACAAGTTACAGTAAGTTTTTGGGCTAAGGCTAGTGTTAATGGTGCTAAATTTCATTCAGAGCCTAACGGAAGTTACTCGACATATAATCCAACTCTAAGTACAGCATGGACTAGGTATAGTTACACATTTACGCTAACAACAACAACTATTTACTTTATGGGTGTTGATGCAGGAACTATATATTACCTAGATGATGTAAAAATAGAGACAGGTAACGTTGCCACTGATTGGACTCCTGCTCCAGAGGACGTAGATAGTGCAACTGCTAAAGCTCAGCTAACAGCAGACCAAGCAACAACTGCATTAAACAATTATAAGATTAACGCAGATGGGCGTATAACTAAGGCACAATCTGATATTACACAGACTGCTAAGGATGTAACTACTAAGGTTAGTCAAACAGATTACAACGCTAAAACAGGTGATTTAGATACACGTGTTACCAAAGCTCAATTGACAGCAGATGGCGCTGTAACAACAGTAGGTGCTTATAAGACTAGTAATGACAACCGTGTTAAGGCTACAGAAACATCTATAGCACAGAACACTAAAGATATTACTTTGAGAGCAACTAGTACTGATTTAGATTCAGCTAAAAAAGATTATAATGCTCAAATTGCACAGGTTAATGTAAATGCTGATTCAATCACTAGTCAAGTATCAAGTGTTAATTCTAAGATTGATAACTTATCGGTTGGCGGTAGGAACTATCTTATTTCTGGTACAGCGGCTCTTGGTTGGCTAGGTGATAACAGCATAATAGGACACAATGGAGCGCAAGGTGTTATTTATGATTATATCTCAACAACTGCAAAAGAAGTGTGGTCTTACTCCGTTTGGTCAGATAAACAATATACCGTCACTTCTGAGGGTAAATATTTACGATACGCATTATATGACAGTAATAAACAACAGATAATGCGTAAAGCAATTGGTTTAAATATGTCTACCGATACAGTAAAAGGTCAAATAGTTGTTAATGATAATAGCGCCGTGGCTTATATACGTATATCAATAGACTGGGTAGCTAATGGCTATGGGCACGCAAAATTTGAAAAAGGAAACACACCAACTGACTGGTCCCCTGCTCCAGAAGATGTTGATAATAAAATATCAGCTCAACAAGTAACCATAGACGGAATAACAGACACAGTATCTAAACAAGGTACTAACATTGATTCAGTCACTAAGAGAGTAACTACAGCAGAGGGCACACTTTCAACAGCAACAAACAATATCAGTGGTTTACAGAGTTCTGTTACTCAAACTTCTAACCAAATTAAGACAGAAATAACTGATAGGACTAAGGGTGATGCAAACACTTTGCAAAGCTCAAAGGACTTTACACAAAGTTCTATCACTAGTTATGACAAGGGTGTTCAAACACAGCTAACTCAAACTGCTAACGGTATATTGGCACAGGTTGAAGCAACCAACATGGTAGCTAACTCAGAGTTCGACCCATTAAATGGTACATGGTACGCATTATCTAATGGTGGTTCTGTGGGTTCTACAGCAGGTGTTGCTTGGAGTGCTACACAAGCTACAGGGTTTGCGGATTGGCCAGTTGTAAATGGTTCTAGGGTCATATCATACGCATCAGCAACATGGTACACAAGTGCATTAGTTTCTACTAGTACTGGAAAAGTATTCAGTGCATCAATTGTTGCAGGACGTGCACCCGCACCTACAGTATCAACAGCACTTGATTATAGAATTGGATTTTGGGATTCAAGTAGGAAACTTTTAACCACATCTAGTGAAGGAAACATTATAGATGGAACAGCATACAAAGGTGTTCAAAAGTATGTAGTGGAAAATAAGACAGCACCTGCTAATACAGCATTTGTGTCAGTTATTATTGCACACTCATCAGCTAATGCTACTGATTATATAACTAGACCATCTTTGAATACAGGGGCTAAAGCCTCACCATACACACCAACGTATGGCACGTCTAGCAGTGCTACAGTATTATCACTGTTTAAAGATAATTGGAGCATTGGTATCACTGATAATATCAGCAAAATTACTAGTGGCATTGTTGGTAATGCATCTCAAATGAGCCTTATTAGCAAGAATGTGACGATTGATAGCCCTAATACTCAAATTAAGGGTACTGCATGGATACAATCAGCAATGATTGCTAACGGTGCTATAGGTAACGCGCAGATTGGTGATGCAACAATTACCAGTGCCAAAATTGCACAGTTAGACGTGGCTAAGTTGACTGGTAATGTTTCTACTTTCATCCAGTCAAACTGGAATGGGTTATATCAGTCAGTGAAGATTAGCCCAATAGGCATGACTATTAGTACATCACAAGGTAGTACAGCTCAATTTAATCAAGATGGATTAGTGTTAGATGGTGCTTTAGGTACTACAAACGTCCTAAACGGGCAGATTGAATTGATTAGCTCATCAAATGAGTATCTAGGTACATTCCAACATGAAACAATGCCAGAGCATGACAACGTAGACTATCTAATGATTAAACTAGCTGGATGGCATACATCTAAGCCAGGAGATTCAGACTATGACTTAAACTCAGACAGTTCTAACACCATTAGAGGTGGTGATGGTATTGGGTTCGGTGTAACTAACAGTGTAGGTACTTATGATATGAAAATGTCATGGGATTCTAGCCTAGTAGCAGGATATAAGGGACGTAAAGCAGGGTGGCATGTTGAAGACATCATGACGTGGCACCAACCAACTTACTTTGAGGGTGGTTTTGACGTAGCACAACAATTTAGTTCTACAGATAGAAGAGCGTTGCATATCCAAGGTGCAACATTATCAAACGGGCATAAATGGTTTGGCTTCTTTGATACACCATCAAAAGCGGGCTTTGGGACAGATGATACCAATGACGTTCTATTTTACATGAAGGGTAAGAGTTACAGTCTCTATACCATGCTAAGCAAATTAAATATGCTATAAGAAAGGCAAATAAATGCAACCAAGACAAGAAGACGTAATTAACAGCTTATTGCAACAATTGACTAATTTAACTTATGTAAACGCACAGTTACAGTCAGTTGTTGCGCAATATCAAGCAAAAGAACAAGTACAGTCAGAACAAGTAGAAGAGGAAAATAAATAATGACAATTAATAAGAGTGTATCAATCAACGCAACATCACAAACAACAGATGGCCAAGCAATTGCTTACTTTAGCGCTAATGTTTCAGATTCAGGAACATCAAGTAACATGACGATTCAAGATCAAACTTTGTATGAAGCTAATAAGTCACAAGTGCGCAAAGATAAGACTGATTTTGATAATGCTGTTTATGAGGTTGAAGATGCTCAAACATCTGCAACAACAGCAGGATAATACAATACCCCTTTGGGGTGTACATATTTGATATGGATAGGAGGTTTAAATGGCTACTAAATATGGATTTGTTTACATTGAAAGCAATGTAACAGGGCGTGAAAAAGCGATCACGTTAGACAACAACAGTGAATATTATGGCGTTCAGGCAGGTAGCCCATCCTTGGTAACTATCACAGGTAGATGTAACGTCTACCCAGAATGGCAGATTATCCAGGATGGCGCAGTCATAGGCAAGGCTAAATTTAGCTTATATCTAGCTGATAACCAGAGGTTAATCGTTAGTTCTTATCCAGAAGACCAGTACGCAAGAGTGTATAACACAGATGGCACGTTCAGTGATGTTAGTCAATTAGCAGACTTTTCAGTTAACAACTATCTAAGAGTGCCAGAAGGTACATCAACTTTATTAGCTTATTTAGATGAAAATGCACAGCTAGATGTGACATTCAAAGAAGAGAGGTTGATAGTATGAGCTTGGCACTTGATATTGCAGTATTTGATAGTGCTAAATTAGTTATAAAAGGTACCTATAAATTATTCAGCTATGATATTCAGATGGATGCCTTAAGTAATGTTACCAGCTCATTCACGATTGATAAGAACACTAACATTATGACAGGTGATTATGTAGCTGTTAGACCAAACAATGGCACAACCTTAATGTATTACGGGCAGATTATAACAGTAGATGTAGATGATTCTAGTAACCTTATGACCCTAAGTGCTAATTATATTTGGAATCTACTTAACGGTGACATTATTGTGGGTAGCAAGAGTGGTAATAGCTATGAAGCTCATATATTAAAGCTAATAAACAACTATATTAACTCTAATATAGGCACTAACTTACTCAATAAGGGGCTTACTAACTCGACTAACACAGCCTTTCAAGTAACCTCATCAGATGGAATTAGTACAAGCAATTTTATAGACTACTTAATACGTGGATTCAAACTACATAACACAGTGTTTGAAGTTACAGGAGTAGGGCAAGGAATATCTAATGGTATTCCTTTTTATTATCCAAAAATTGACTTTCATCAGGTAAAAGACACTTGGAATTTTAAAAATGATGTCTATGATTTCAATAATTGGGTAATTAGTGATTCAAGAAACCTACGAAATTATAATAACGAGCTTTGGATCGTAGACCAGGCGTCGACAGACATGGAAAGCCCTACGGTGTTAGCACGCTATTGGCTCACTAAAGATGGCTCTATAAGTAAGAGCCTTACAGACAGCGTGGCTAAGCCTACACAGGTACAGATATATTTATTTGATAAAACAGCGACTGATAACCCTACTTACGACTCAATAGCACAAAGTAATTTATCAGCAAACACTTACTCTCATAGTATTCAATTTAGTGCACAACTAGGAAACAACTTCCTACCCCTAGAAAAAGTAAAGCTAGGGCTACAATCAAATATTTATTACGATAATACACAATATAAGTCAGTTCTTACAGCTTACAGTATCGACAGTAGTTCAGAAGTAGTTAATCTTACCTTTGGTAATCTACGCTTTGGACGAAATGACTTGTTTAGCACCACAAATTAGGAGGAATAGTAATGGCCATAACAATGTATACCAGTGATCGTGCTTTTGTCACACCGCGCGAAGTGGCATCAGCACAATCAGCTTTAGGTGGTGATACTTCAGGAGTATTAAAAAGAGGTAAGGAATTAAAAATAACAGTCAATGGACTAACAGCAACCGTTGATACAGGGCAAGTAATCGTTCTGGGGCGCTTAGTAGAGGTTACAAGTCCTACACAAATCACACTACCAGCCAACTCAAACGGTAATCTTTGCATCGTTGTTGACCTATCAAAGGCTAACACGGTACAAGGACAAGCAGGGCAACCAAACTATTACCCAACAATTAATCAAGTATATCCTAGTGCTGTAACAGGTGATTTAGTACAAGAAGACCTTAACAATGGTGGCTTTATTTATGAATTACCATTAGCTACATTCAGTACTACTGCTACATCAGGAACAGTTACACAACATAACCCAATGTTGAATGACAGCGGATGGCTAAACCTTGATATTGCTAGTACTGGATCAAAATTGTGGTCTGATAATGGTGCCCCTTGTTACGCTCAATATCGTGTAAGGGACAATGTTATGTTCCTTAGATGGCGTGGAGTAGACGTATCTAAGGCAAACAATGGTAATCAAATAGGGCGCGTTCCATGGAGCCTACGCCCAGACGTAGAAATTGCATCAGCTTCTAGTGATATTGGTGCTACTTCAATCTACCCTGTTATCAGTTACGTGAATGACACAACTACATTATGGGTAAGGGTTGTAGATAATCATTGTGGTAATTTGGTTGGTTCTATGAGCTATCCATTGCCAGTAGGTCGTTAAAGAAAGGAGGTGAATAAATGCAAATGCCACATGATTTGTTGAGTTGGCTAAGTGTGGGGTCTATTCTTCTGGGTGGTTTGTGGTGGGTATTGAAGAATACCATTGTGAACTCAATTAATGGATTGAGAACAGATATAGCTGGCTTGAAAGATGAGCTAAAAATATCTAACAGTATCACGGACAACCATGAGATACGACTCACTAAATTGGAAACGTGGAAACACGATAAATGGGAGGTTTGAAAATTGAATAAATTAAAACGATGGGTAGTCGCTTCATTCGGAGCGGTTGCCTTTTTTGGTGCAATGATCACAGGTGTGTCAGCCAATACTAATGGTATTGATGTTGCCAGTTATCAAGGTGACACAACAAGCTATTTTAGCTCATTCAAGCAAGCAGGTGATAACTTCACCATGGTTAAGTTAGGTGGACGCGGTGGCGGTGAGGGTGCTCATTATAGTAACCCGAAAGCCTATGCACAAATCCATAACGCTGATGCAGTTGGTATGCAAACAGGTGGATATTTCTGGGGTCAGTTTGGTGATTCAGTCAGTGATGCACAGTATTCAGCACAACTAGCTGTACAAGATGCACAGAATGCTGGATTAGCTAAGGGTAGTTACATTGCTCTGGATTATGAAGCAGGTGCTGGTGTCAACAAGGCTAATAACACTACGGCTATTTTGACATTCATGGATGCCATTTATAGCGCTGGTTACAAGCCAATGTTGTACTCTGGCGCTTACTACATGAAAGCAAATATTGATTTATCACGTGTTAATGTACGCTATCCAAATGCTTTGTGGGTAGCCTCTTATCCAACTACATCACATCAAGCAACACCAAATATGAACTATTTTCCAAGTATGTCCAATGTGAAGATTTGGCAATACGCTGATAATCACTACGGAGTTGACGGCAACGTCATGGTGGTTGGTTCATTGGATAACAACAAGCCAGCTGAGCAAGTTGCTTCTAAGCCAAGTCAATCAACTAACACGCCAAGTACACCAGCTAAGACTCAATACGCTACATTTAGTGGTGTATATGTTGCTGACTATTGGACACGATACAACAACAAAATGTATGGTGTGAACTTTGATATGAGCATCAAGCCTATTGATTACAATAACTATATTCCTATTTCAGCTATGACATTGACTGATAAATACGGTAACAAGTTAGGTAACCAGTATATTCAAGGCAATAACGGGCGTATGGAATACTTCACTTTGAACGGCAAGTACAAAGTGATTAGTCAAACAGCAACAACTATCAATGTTGAAATCGGTGGTGAACCCGTTAGCATGATGAAGGCGTTTGCCACAATCAAATAAGGAGAACACATGGATACGAATACAATTACTAAATTAATTACAGCGATCGCTATTGCAGCTATTCCAATTATTGGTGCATATGTCAGCAAGGTGATTTTAGGAAACAAACAGGTTGTTAACCTGATTCAAGTGTTATCTCCGTTAGCAAAAGATGCCGTAGTGGCTATGCAGAAGTTAGGTGTCACGGAGTTTTTGGAAGGTGAAGTTAAGAAGTCTGGCGCGGTTAAAATTGTTACTAAAGCACTAACTGCTCTAGGATTTTCTGATGCAGATGAAACATTAATCAAGAATGCAGTTGAAAAAGAATATGCCCTATTGATTAATGAGTTAGATCAAACTTATCCACAAATTACAGAGGAACAAGTTAAGGCACAAGAACAAGCTGAACAACAGCAAAGCGAATTAGCTAAGGCTGATAAACTAGCAAAAGCACAACAAGCATTAGCTGATGCACAAGCGAAGGTTAATTCCTTACAAAATTAA